TAACGCCTCATGCGGCATAATCGTTGATCCGTGTAGTTTAGATATTAAGATTCAGGTAGGAAAGGTGGAGTTACTACCGAATCTTTTAAATACAATCCAGACTGAAATGGCGGGTCTAAAAAACAATGTAATAGACGAAAAAAACAAGGCTCTGTTTGGATATAATACGACAGAGGCAGCATTAACGCGATTTGAGACATTAAAGGAGGATATTTCGTTTTATAGCTCGCTGTACGAGGCATACCTTGAAACGTATAACAATATTGTAGACAATGATGACAAACAACGAGAATTAAACGAGGCCATCACAAATTACTATGCGCAGATAGATGAAATAAAGGGCTGCATAAAGAAGATGAATGAAACCAACAATGTGCAATACGCGCGCGATGCGGCCACTATATATGACAATACATTGGTCCCGTTAATGAAGACGATTCGCACACTGAAATACAATGAAATCGGAGTTTGGCATAATGAGGATATGAACACGTGTAATTTAATCCAAAACAAGCATAGTATTCAGCAGCTATCATATTCTAATTATGCTGACCGCGTTGTTTCGTTCAAGATTGGAATGGAAGAAGTAGTAGAAAAGAAACGACCTGCGCTTGTTATTGAATCTGACAGTAGCGAAGAGGCGGTTTTAATGGACGAGCCGAACCTGATAGTTAAGCCGCTGTAAAGCCATCAAGATATAGAACAAACCAGAATATTTGTAAAATAAATTATGTGTAAATTATATAATGCTATTAAACTATATTTCAATTCCGGTATTTTTGATAAGTTTTGCAGTCGGTCTATTTTTTATTTACGTTTTAGGTCCAGAAATGAAGACAATCTATATATATCCGAGCCCCGAAACAGTCGGAAAGGTGCTACTTAAAGATAAGGCCGACAACTGTTTTTACTTTGAAGAAGAGATAGTTGAGTGCCCTGCGGATGAATCTAAAATATCCAGCGTTCCTATGCAATCCTAAAATGACCTATATCTGTTAAATTTAGCTATATTTAACAAGTATTATTAGTTACTATTACTATTACTATTACTATTTCGTTAAAAAAGAAATTAACACAGTAATATAACAGGAATGTATCTTGGAAGATTTGTGCACACTGAAAGTGGTAAACTAATAATGTCCATCTTATTGGGGTTTGGTCTGGCTTCTCTCTTTAGAACCGTTTGCAAGAAAAAGAATTGTATGATATTTCATGCCCCGCCAATAGGAGAACTTAAGGATAAAATTTATAAAAATAACGGAAAATGTGTAAAATATTCGCAGGTTGCGACGAAATGTGTATCGGGTGCAAAAACGGTTACTTTTGAATAATGTTTGCGTAAACTTTATAATCAATCAATATTTGTACTAATTATGGGCGACTCAACAAGTATTTTAGACTTGCCCACCGATCCTGTTGGCGGTGGGAATGTGAGTAATAATATATCAATGTCTGCTTCTGAACATGCAGGGGCGCAACACCAAAATCAGGTTATTGCTGGAACAGGTGGAGGAGGTGCGGGCGTCAGTTTAGACCAGGCAACTATTAGCCAGATTGTAAGCGGCCTTCAACATGCGAGCATTAGCGGTGCAACCCAATTGCCGTCACGAGACATCCCAATGAATACAAATAATATCAGCACGGACCCATATGTTCAGCCGAATTACGTGCCTCCTCCCCAAGACAACACGGATTATATTAAAAACTATGAGCAGACGTCCGACATGGTGCAAGCCCACAATAAAAACGCTCGGGCACAGGATTCATTGGACGATATGTATAACGAAATTCAGACCCCTCTACTGCTCGCGGTCATGTACTTTTTATTTCAGCTGCCATTTTTCCGCAAATTTTTATTCGGCTATTTTCCCGTGTTGTTTTCTAACGACGGAAACATGAATATTAATGGTTTCATGTTTACAAGCGCCCTTTTTGGACTCCTATTCTACTTTCTGAATAAGGTTACGACCCATTTTGGTGCCTTTTAGCCGCAAATATTCACTTGTAAACCAACTTAAAATTACATCATTATTTACATATAATAAATAATTATGACGTTCGCCGGATTTATAGACATGTTAACATCTACGTATGGAAATATCAGCAAAATAACCCTCTATAATTGGATGAAAACCGGTAACCCGGCATACGATACTATAGCGTCAACTCTGCTCATTGGCATATATGGCTACATTCTGAATTATTTAAATAACTGTGACATCCTGGATATGCTGTCAAATATCACAGCAGATACATTAAAGAGTTTTATTTGGCGGAAAAATGTCGTTGTCGTTGAAGGCAAAAAAATTTCCATCGTGTGCGCGTATAACCTGAACCCCAATATTTCGGCAATATATAGCACACGGTTCAAGGCCCTTTCTAATCACATTATTTCTAATATTGAAAAACTGGACACGATTCGTCAAATTAAAGAAACCTATAGCACCTGCCAAGCAGCGGCGGCGGCAACAGCAGATACGCATAAATCGCACGAGATCTTCATGGTTGACCAACGAACGCCTGTTAAATTGGACGACAATATTTACGTCCGCGTGGAAATAGTGAGGGAAGAGACGGGCGACGAGAAGGACAAACAATATACGAAAACGGAAAAAATGACATTCCAAATTTACTCCTATGTGCATTCAATTAGTTTTCTAAAGGCGTACGTGGACAATATTACAGAGCAATACGTTTCGTCAATTAAGGCAATTCGCAGCAATAATAGGTTTATATATAGTTTAGATAGCGTAAATCAAAAAGGCGATGAGGGTATTTTGAGTTGTTGGCGGGAAGACGTCTTTGATAGCGCGCGAACATTTCAAAACATGTTTTTTGATGGGAAGCAGCAGTTGGTGGCGCATATTGACTATTTCTTGAAAAACAAGGAATGGTATTATGAAAAGGGGATACCGTACTCGCTGGGAATTGGGCTGCATGGCCCACCCGGCACTGGCAAGACATCATTTATCAAGGCACTCGCAAAACACACAAATCGTCACCTGGTCGTGATTCCGCTTAAAATTATCAAAACCAAAAAACAGTTGGAGAGTTTCTTCTTTGAAAACACTTATTCATGCTGCAATGAAAAGGACTCGGTCACGTTTGACAAGAAAATTATTGTTTTTGAAGATATTGATTGCATCGGGGACATTATATTAGACCGCAATCGTAGTCCAGCTGTAGCTGAAACGGATTTAACGGAAACCGCAAAATTATGCGAATTGATGCAGAGTATTTGCGAGACAAACGAAATAAAAACGGCCAAATTTCCCCTTTCCGTTAGCGAAGACCCGATTACGTTGGACGACATTCTTAATTTATGGGACGGAATTAGAGAGACTCCTGGGAGAATATTAGTAATTTCTTCAAATCATTATAGTAAACTTGACCCAGCCCTGACGCGGCCAGGAAGAATTGACATAACGCACGAATTGAAAAATGCCAGCCACAAAACAATCGCTGAAATGCATAGGCATCTATTTGGGAACAGTCTAAATACTGGAAAATTGAAAAAAATACAGGAGTTTTTGTATTCCCCGGCCGAACTGATAAATTTTTACGTGCAATATAAGAATGAACATGACTTTGTAAAAAGACTATTGGAGAACAAGAAAATTGTATAATAAATTTCGTTTTATTGTGAAATAGTAAATACTGGACTATAATAGTTCAATGATTAATGAATTTGTGGCAAAATTAATTGACAATTTACCAGACGACATAAAAAATTCAAAGGAGCCGTTGGTATTAGACCTTGTTCTGGACGGCGGCGCATTTAACGGCAGCTATCTGGTAGGCGCCCTATATTTTTTAAAGGAAATGGAGAAGCGCAATTATGTGAAAATAAACAGAATTTCCGGATGCAGCGTTGGCGCGATTGCAGGATTCCTGTATTACATTGACGGATTGCATCTTATGACCAATTTATATGAAGTAATTACGGCGGACTTTAGACAGTCATATCAGTTACAATTTGTGAAGGAGTTACACAAGTATTTAGGTCCGCACATTCCAAATGATATATGTCAACAGATTAACGGCAAGTTCTTTATCACATATCATAATATTAAAAAGGGCAAAAAACCAGTAAGGTCTAAATACGCGAATGTAGCCGACATTTTGAAAACGATTGTCAAGTCATCCTATATTCCATTTTTAATAGACGGGAATGTGTTATACGAAAAAAAATACATGGACGGCATTACCCCATTTGTATTTAACACAGAGGCGAATAAGAAGATCCTGTATTTAGACCTATTTGGGGCAGACAAAATAAGCAACCTATTGAACGTAAAGAATGAAAAGTCTAACTATCACCGGGTATTGTCGGGCCTATTAGACATACATTCGTTTTATATAAAACAGACAAACACGCAAATGTGCAGTTACGTGAACGACTGGAGTTTCATCAGCAAAGGGAGCAACTATATTAAATGGTTAGTAGAAAAACTGATTACATATTTTATATATTTTGTCGTCTTAATCAGTAAGCGCATTCCTGTGGAATTTAAAGAGAGTGTATTCTGCAAGCTGGCCTCCAAGATATTGTACGACATTTTTATCGTAATACTGGAGAGTCGCTGTTTATAAGTTCAAATAATTTAGCATTAATATTGTCCTATAAAAATGGACGATATTGATATAACAACCCCTGGGTTTTCATTAGATAGTGTTCCTGATTTAACAGAAATCGTATCTAATATTGTTGACACAGCGGACCCAGAGTTGCATGATTACGCCATGTATATTTTAGCGGCTATGCTTATGGCTCTCGCTGGCATTGTATTTCTATATAAGTTTACAAGACGCGTCCCGCGGGTTACGTTTCAAGACAAACTGGACGACTGTTATGGCGACAAATGTCATCCGTAATTTAGCGTCTTCGCGCGGTTCTTCCTCCATAAATCGCAAACGGCTTGGCCTTCTTTGTCTTCTTCGCCTTCGTCTTTTTGATAGGCGTCTTCTTGGTCTTCTTCGCCTTTCTCTCTTTCTTCATACCATCTGATTTTTTATTTATTAAATCGCTTGGTTTATAGCTTAAGAAGAGCTCCTCAAACGCCGCAGGGTCTCCCTTTTCCTTGAGTTCCTTGTATTTTTCCGCCTTGTGTGCGCGCATTTCTTCCACAGACTCTTGGTGTCCATAACAAGTGATACTGAAACGTCTAAGCAGACCCTTTTGCTCCAGACGGTTTTTCTGTTGAACGTCAAATAGGTACTTAGACATGCACAATATTCTATCCAAAAAGAGATTGTAATAGGGGCGGTCTGCATACACAAATGCCAAATAAAAACTCAACATGGTGTCTACGGTTGCAATTTTGACATTTTGGCCGCCGATGCTAAGATTGTTATAACTATGGCATGCGATTGGTTTGTAAATAAACGCAACTGTATCGTTACCAACGCGGACTTCATAGTGCTCAGGGATAACCTCGCCAATATTTGCATGCTTTATAATCTTTACATTTTTAATATTAATATCCCCAAGCCGCTCCTTGACAATTTCCGCCGTTGTTTGTGGGTCGGTGGCCAGAACATCAAAATCGGCGTAACGCTCCAACTTGTGTCGCAAATTCTTAGGCATGTATTGAGAATAGAGAGAAATCGCATACCCTCCAAAGAAAACGACACCCTGGTTTATTAGGGTGTTTCGCACGTTATCATAGATGTGGTCTTCCTCGGTTTTATTTTCCATTTCGCGCTGAAACTCCACGGAGTTGCAATTTACATCTGTTACTGGGAAATGTTTATTCAAAAGCGTGAGACGTTTAAGAACCTTTTCCCACCGGCTGGTGTCTCCGGCAGGTCTGGATAATTCAAGATACATGGACATTCTTAAATAGTTTGGGGGAGCGTACAGTATTCCGCCTACACGCAGCGCATCCTTTTTGATCGCATTGTATACGCCCTTGGGTAAAAGCGTTATATCCGCCACTGGCATAAAATTCACAAAGACCTTATATGTTCCTGCATGTTGCCCAGATTTTGCCTCTACATCGGTGAAGCCGCTTTTGTAATAAATGTCGGCCAATTCCTTCGCATCGTTCAATGCGCTCGTTGAAAAAAAATCATAGTCGGGCACCTCAATCTCCTTGTTGTAAAATTGGTCATCTATTGGCAGTATATTATTTATAGCTGTGCCTCCGTAGCAAATCAGGTTCTTTTTCTTAAGGAAGTCCTCAACTATAGTAATAACCTGCTGAATTTCACGCGAATTAACCACGCGTTTGCCTATTTTTTCTTCTGCTTTATCAACTGCTTGGCGGAGAATCGCCAACTCACAGTCAGAGAATTTTAGTCCTCTGCATATATTTTTTTGAGCCATGCCTTCTTATACATATAACAAGATTAATTATTATACAAAATTTTATATAATAATTCAGTTGCTTAGACACATCAAATATTGAAGCTATAAAAGTCAGTTTCCACCGTGCGCGTAGCATACGAATAAGCCGGGTTCTGCGGTGTGGGTGCAGGAATAGTTACAATCTGATTCCTTAAATTTGCGGGTTTTAAACAGAAAGCATACCCTCCCTCGTCAAAGAATTCTGTATTTTCAAGTAGCAGGTTGTCCACTTGTTGATAACGCATTGCCACCATTTGGCATCCATATGTTCTGCACAATAACGCACTTGGGTTCACTGGATCGCCTCCTGTGTCTGGAAATACAATTGTCATACCAGTTTTATTAAAGTCGGTTAGCTCCTGAACGTCCGGGTTGTTTTTAACGTCATAGTAGCGGTATCCTCGCATAAACACCGAGTTACTTGTTAAATTAACATATTCTAAAAAGGCTTCATTCTCCAAAAAGGAGGCGTTACTTCTATCAACGACCAAAATAACTTTGTTCTTAAATGTTAAGAGCGGGACTGCCCCTAAATTTGTCCCCGAGTTTTCAAAGCTATATTCCTTTCCGAGCATGATATTATCGTATAACTTGAGTGTGCTCGCCAAATTAGAATACATCTCTTGGTTATTACTCTTAATACGTAAATGAATTATGAGGGGGTCCGTCGGATTGGGCACCGTCCCGCTCGCAAATGCGTAACCGCCAATGGTCTCCATTATCCCGCTAAATGGCACCGAATTGTAGGTCTCTTTAATAAAAAAACTGTCCGAGGTAGATGTGGCGACAACCGGTTGATTATCTATTGAGTACACCTCAAAATCCAGGCAGCGAACGCCCTGCTTAAGGACGGCCTTTAGATTGCATAAATCTACGTAATCATCCTTGTACGACCCACCAGAGCATGCATTGAATGCTGTTTTAATATAATAGTCGTATAGGTTGCCACTGCAATCAGAATCGTTTGCGGAAATTGGGCGGATATTTCCATTTAAACTTGGGTATAAGGTATTCATATAATCGCATTCATTTTGTTCCAAGTTGACGCGACGCTTTATGTAAACATATGCAAGTAGTATAAAAATGACGGCCACCGCAACACCAATCAATAGTACAATTTTGTCCATTCGTATTAATCTAATATAATATAATAAGTTATTTTTAGTAGTTACATATTACTAAAATACCTCAATTGCTACTACAAGGGCACCAAAGAAAATGTAGGATTAAGCGACTAATTTATATTATAGCAAATTAAGAATTAAAAAATTTATATATAATATACTAAAATATGGCTGGAGGATTAATGAACCTTGTAGCTACTGGACAACAAAATGTTATTCTAAATGGTAATCCAAGTAAGACCTTTTGGAAAGCAACATATAAAAAGTATACTAATTTCGGGAAACAAAACTTTCGCCTTGATTACGAGGGGACGCCTACCTTGGGCCTAACAAATGAGTCTACCTTTGCATTCAAAGTAAAGCGCTATGCGGATCTACTAATGGACTGTTACATCTCCATCAATCTGCCTACTATTTGGAGTCCTGTTTTGCCTCCACAGCCTTACACGGATCAGAGCGGGGCTACCGTATATACCGATTGGGCGCCATACGACTTCAGGTGGATTGATAATATTGGCGCGCAGATTATTAGCCGTATTACCATAACGTGCGGCAACCAAAAACTACAAGAATATTCGGGCCAGTATTTGTTGGCGTCCACACAGAGAGACTTTAGCGCAGAAAAGTTGGCGCTGTTCAATGAGATGATTGGCCAAACTGCCGAATTAAATGACCCAGCAAACTCGGGCGCACGCGTGAATGCATACCCAAATGCGTATTATACTGACAGTCCCGCTGGAGCACAGCCGTCTATCATGGGGCGCACATTGTACATTCCGCTCGGGGCGTGGTTTAACCTGGTTACAATGCATGCGTTTCCGCTCGTCGCGCTTCAATATAACGAACTGCAGATTAGTGTTTCATTCCGACCAATTAATGAATGGTTTACGATACGTGATGTGATGGATTATACAAACAATTTTCCAGTGGTTGCGCCCAATTTTAACCAATTTTATATGCAGTTCTATAGATTTCTGCAAACGCCGCCAGATGTGGCACTTGGTCCTGCGTCATACATAGACACGAGGACTCTATGGAATGCCGATATCAATTTAAATTGTACATATTGTTTTCTCTCTAATGATGAGTCTGAACTCTTTGCTAAGAATGAGCAGAAATATTTGATTAGGCAGATTTACGAGACACCGTTCTACAACATTACCGGGCAAAATAAACTGAACCTGGACTCGCTGGGTATGGTAATTAGTTGGATGTTTTATTTCCAGCGAAGTGATGCAAACTTACGAAATCAATGGTCCAATTATACCAATTGGCCGTACGACTACATGCCACAGGACGTTCAGGTGGCACCGAGCAACGGAACATATAACTATATCAATCCTGCCTTACCGCCTGTTCCCGGGATGGGTCCGGGTGCAAACCCAGATGGTACTTTAAGCGGACTGTATATAACCGGTGTCTATAATCCGCAAAATATCCAGTATATTCTGGTAGCACTTGGTATACTTCTTGATGGGCAATACAGAGAGAACATGTTACCTTCTGGAGTGTATAACTTTGTTGAAAAATACGTTAGAACATCAGGAAATGCCCCTCCTGGCCTATATTGCTACAATTTTTGCCTGGATACAAACCAGATGAACCCGAACCCATCGGGGGCCATGAATATGAGCAGGTTCACTAATGTTCAGTTTGAATTCACGACCATTGCACCGCCCGTTGACCCGTATGCCCAGGTGCTAACAATCTGCGACCCGACAACCGGCGACCTTATAGGTATCAACAAACCGACCTGGCGAATTTATGATTACAATTTTAACATGTACTTGATGGAAGAGCGAGTGAATATGGTTATATTTGTT